ATGCAATTTAATTATTTTTCTCATATCATTTATTAATGATTTCTTAAAGAATTTTCTAATTGATTCTTCTGCATTGTGTATTTCAACAATATTTCTGTAACTTGATGGTTTCATACTATTTTCTCTCCTCTCAACGCTTTCTGATGTTGATATCGCGCTCGTTTAACTTTCATTCTTATTGTCATGTGGGTATAGAAATCACCCCTTAGATTATGACCTAGCTTTAGGTCTTTAGAATCTATATTAATGTAATGTATAAATTCTGTTGCTCTCATATTGCTTCATCTCCTAATGATTGTTGTTTAGGGTATTCTTTACTTTCAATCATACCCCATAATAGCATTAGATATACAATAGCATCTGTAATTCTACCTCTTACATCTTCTCTTTGGGACTCATGTCCATTGATATAAGAAGCTATACCATCAATATGTTTCATTAAATATACCCATAAAACAAACTCTCGTTCTACATTCATTTGATAACTAATTCTTTCAAAGTTAGCAAATACATTATCTTCATCATCGGCATATTCTTTTTGTCCTGATGCATGAGTTTTAAATATTTCAAGTACAATCTCTTCCATCAGTTCTCTCATTTTACTATTCTGCATAGCGTTTAATCCTTACATTATCTAACATTAGTTTAACATTCATAGTTTCACGTTCCCTATTTTTATCACTTTTAAGTTGAAGCATTTTAATAGTGCCTTCTTTATCTTTAAATGGTGTAAGAGATAATATCTTATTAGCATTGTAAGCTATTCTAAATGATCCTCTAGATGAGGCTATATTCATACCTTCATTCATAGCTTGTTTACTTATTTCACTTACAGCAAATACAATGATTTGATGTTTGACTGCTAGTTCCATTAAAGCTTGTGACGCTTCCTCAACTTTCATGTTGTGATCACGCTGTTTGCTCCTAAATAGGCCCATATGGTCAATAACTACCAATTCTGGCTTAGTAGGTAGGGTAGTGATCCTTTTTTCTAATTCATGGGCATATAGCGAAGAATAGTCTACAGTAAGCCATTTGAACTTATCACTGACGCCATTTCTAAGTTTCTTATAATGCTCAGCTATTTGCTTTTCATCCCACCCCATTTCAATCTGTACAAATCTAGACCATATTTGTCTTGGAGACATCTCCATTTCAATAAAGTAAGTAGGTTTCTTTAATCCTACCATTATGTTTTGTAATAACATTGTCTTCATAGAAGCTGGAGGAGCCTGCAATATAACTACTTCCCCTGGGTATATTGGGAAGTTTACGTCATATAAAGTCTTGAAATTAATAGGTTGAAGATCTCTGGAATAAAAGTCTAACATTTCTTTTTCCATCATATCTGCATTCATTGCATTCTGAGATTTCTTAGCTTTATATAGTCTACATGTATTTTGACAATACTTATCCATGATTGCATCATAACACCCATACCTATATCCTTGGCCATCATGTCCATCATAACAATTATTGACTATAGAATCTATCTCGCTTTGTTTAAATGGTTTCTCAGGATTATCAACTCTTACTCTCCAATCATTCATAATTAATCTAACCGTATCTTCTGGATATAACCATCTTAACCATGCAGCAAGTCTTAATGCCACCATATGTCTATTACCTATAACTGTACCATATAACATCTTTTGTATACATGGATAGTTAATAGGGTCTGGTTGTCTACCTTGTGAGGGAACAGACTCCTCGATCGTAGCTATAGTATTTTTTTGTGTGGATGTGCTCGATGAGTTCCGATGCGTACGATCTGCTTCTAATACATCAAATACTGGATTGCACTCTAATTCATCAATAGATATTTTAGAAGAATGTGGCTTTGATGCATATTCTAATATACTATCTATATCTCCATTAAGTAAGTTGTTATCTATTTCTACTTTATATAAATTAGATTTGCTATTTCTAGTATTTATAAGCCTTATTAGTCTAGTCTTATCTGTGACTGAAGGGTCTGCAAAATTAAATATTCCAGCTTTAGTTAAGACTTTCTTTACTTTTAGATGTAAATCTTTATCAGGCTTCCATCTAAATGCTGTTGATGATATACCTACATGAAATCCTGTACCACTAAAGTATATTTTATTTGGTATATTTAAATCTCCTAATAATAGAAGTAAACCAGTTAATAATTCTTTAGCTCTATCAGGATTAGCTCCATCAACATCAAATATAAATTCATCAGGCATATATATCAATCCATTATAACCTGCTATCTTACCTTTTTCTTGAACATAATCTACTATATGTTCATCATAGTCATATAAAGATACAAATGTATCTCTATCTAATCCTTCCCACTCCCCTGATTTAGAGGAATCTTGAAAATGACATCTGTTAGAAAGACCAAATGCAAATTCTTTTATCATATCATCTCCTCTTTTTTTCGTCAGGTAGTTTGTGATGATTAATCAATGTATTATAAGGCCAAGGTAGTTCTTTCTTTAATCTAGTAATCTTCTCGTGATGTTTTTCCTTCCTAGCTTTTACTTTATTAATGTTAGATTTTTTGGCTCCATGTTTTGATCTTGATTTCTCACCTAGTTTCGCTAAACCTGCCATGTTTTCTCCTTTGTTTAAACTTTAAGAGCCATCAGCTCTACCTGTTTTATATAACATATTCCTTTGCCTGCAGAGCACATGTGTGATTACTAGGACTTACAGGACCAGTTATTGGCTCTCAAAGTTATCTCACCCGCCTAAATGACTAAAATGGAATCTCTTCATCCACTTGGGTTGTATTCTCTTCTGAAGTTGTATTATTTACAAAATCAGTAGTACTGTCATCATCTCTTGAGGCAACAAACTTTTCATAATAATTTTCAGCTTGTTGTTTCCAATAGCTTACATCATCATCATTAAAAGTCTCAACATCATTTTCAAATGCAGTGGGAGCTACAGAGGATAACACCTTACTGTATTTCCCATCCTTATAGAAATAGATATTGACTTGTTTCCCTATTAGACTAGCAGCACTATCATCTATCTTGACTATACTTTCACCATTAGCGCCATCTAGCACTTCAGATATACCAGCATTAGCAAAGCGGAATAATCTACCTATAGCAAATTCTTCGCCATCTTTACCTTTTTTCTCGTATAACCTTAGGTTAAGTGAATCAGGATAGTCTTTGAAATAGCAATCAATGTATTTAGTTCCTTCATAGTCACCATATACAGCTTTTACTATCTCTACGTTATGCCAACCTGGAGAGAATTTAGAACCACTGTTTTTCTTAACTGTGATTGTTCTCATTCGTATCTCCTCCTTCATTATTAAGAGTTTTTAAACTATATGTTTTCCCACTGCCAGGAGATCCAATAATCAAGATTTTACATCCATCAAATCCTTTCTTCGTTGCAGCTTCGATTACCAATTGATAATTTTGAGGAATTTGCGCAGGTAATAGTTGAGTTCTATCTTTTGCATGATCGAACATCTCATTTCTTTCAGTTACCCATACATATTCTCTTTTACCGCTTGGGTTGGTAATTGTCCTTGAATAGAATACAAAATCAAACCATTTAGATATATCTTCTTTACTAGATCCATCTATATATGGAAGTAATTTTGTACCACCATCGTCCATTGTTTGTAATTTAGAATGACATGTACAAATTACAATACCAGGTACTCTAGTTAAAAACTCTAGGGCAGTATCGATTTTATTCTTTAGTTTGCCCCAGTCTTGAAGTTTCATTGTGCCATTTTTGTCACATAAGCTTCTTTGATATTTCTTAGATAGTTCTGAAAATGTATCTACAATCAATGCATTTACAATAGTACCATTCTTTGGCATTACTATATGCTCAGTATGTACGATAGTACCTTCACCTATCTTAGTTTCAACAGTTTTTTCTTCCTGTTTGTATATTCCACCTATTATAGATTGAAATTGATTCCATGTACTAGGGCTCAGTACTGGATATCCGAATATACTATTAATATGTTCTTTAGAACCTAGAGTCTTATATCCATGCTCTAAATCAAAATAAAGAGTCTTCATTCTCCCTCCTATTTTAGTGATTGATGGGTTTAGAATTTACGTAATTATATTAAATTCTGCAACCATTATTTAATAAATATTGGCACACTTTCATAAATAATTCCCTATCAGGTTAAGCTAAATTATCTATCTATTCCGTGTGCCAGGGAAGTTAATAAAGGGAGAATGCCTAGTAGTCTAGCCTTCAAATGCTATCACTTAGGACTTACATCTCCCTTTAAGTTTAAGCCATCATTCTACCTTTATCTATAAGCATGGTAGGGAAATGAAAACTTATCTCACCATGATATGGTTGACCAGTAGCCAACTTTCTTATGGTATTTACAATGAAGCTACCACTCATATTGGAACAATAACTGGTAGCCTTTGCATTGCATGGTTCTGGATCCCCCTCTTCATCACTATACCAGAATTTTAAATACTTTTTTAGACTAGGTTCTTTGATTGTATATTGTTGGTAGTGTTCTGCCCCCATCCTACCATCTATTATATACATTGGTTTATGCTTTGGTTGATAACATAGTATTTCAACAGCCTTTAATCTATGAACCATAGAATCAAAAGCTAAAATAGCTACATCATTTTTATCTTCATGAGCATATTCTTCAAACATCTCACAGAATGTTTGTATATCAGCTTGTGGATTAATATCTTTTATATGTTTTGTTAATGCATCAACTTTATATTCCCCTATATTACTTTCATAATATTGAGATACTCCAACATTTTCCAGTTCCACTTTATCAAAATCATATAAACGAAAATTACCAGCTCCCATCCTAGCTAGTTGTGTAGCTGTTGAACTACCTATTGCACCACATCCTAGTATATGGAATGTAAAACTATCAAGATTATTTACTATATCAGAATATCTACTAGATAACATGGCTACTCCAACTATTTTCTATCTTATCAATTTCTTCAGCATCTTCAAATGTTATATAATCTGATGGTTTTGAAGTTAATAGCTCATCAATATTGAGTTCATCAAGTTTATTAACCTTGCAATTAGAGCCTTGTAGTTCTTTATTTAATGCATCAATTTGACGACTGTATTCTGCATATTCTATAGTACCTTCCACTATATATTGAATCAATTCATCTAACTTTTCTTGTGCATATAAATATGGACTGGTAGGATTTAATTCATCCCACACACTTTCTTCGTGTGATCCTGCATTGCATATTTTATCTTTTTCAACTAGTTTATCATTTTTAACATTGAAGCTGTCGTTATAGCTAGTAGTTTCCATTCTATTATAAGTTCCCCAAAGAGTACCAGTTGTTCCACCTTTATAATAACCATAACTACTTATAGCAACAGGTTCATTACATTTTGCCTCAACCTCATTCATAATAGCTTTAGGTATTTTATTTACCTTTTTATCTATTATAGTTAATTCAGTATCAACATGTGCTTCTATTGGATTCCAGTAAGATATTCTAAATATATGCCCATATTGTTCTTTATCCCAACTAACTACTAATGAATAACTAATATCACCATTAGCCGCTTCTTCCATAGTATCAGTATCTGTTTTACTCCAAAATGCTCCAAGAGTATGATGACTATGCCACCAACAAAATCTAAAGTTAGCCTTATCATATTTCATTCCCATTTTAGTATAGTATTCAGCTAAACTATCTTTATCTAAACTACAGTTACCACCACTAATGCTTTGTTTTAGTATTATAGGATTTAACAATTGCCAATCTTTATCTTTATCTTGTACCATAACTGCCATACCACCAATTTCTGATTGATATTTATTCTTTGCATGATGTGCATAAGCTAATATCTTATCAAAATTCTTCTGTTTGATGTAAAACTCTTTATCCTGTACTACATTGTTTGATGTACTACTTATTATCATAATTATCCTTCCTTATTAAAATGGAGCCTCATGAGACTCTTCATGTCGATCCTCTTGGGCTTCCTCTTCAGTTATGTATTGTTCGTTATCTTGCTCTCTCATTTGAGTCTCTAGAAATCTTTCAAGAGTCTCTTGAGCCTGTTCTGCTTCTGATGTTCTTTCTTCTGGTATTTCACTACCATGTATATTACCTCTTGATATATTGACTCCTGGAGGAGTAATGACAGTACTATTACCATACATAGCAGATAATCTATGCATCATTTCTTCATCAGTTGTTTCACGACCAATGTGTGATACCCATTCTGGACGATTTAATGATGATTCGCTTTTACTATTCTTGACTATTTCCAATGCTAAATAAGCTCTTTCCTCTTGCAATTCACCACATTCTGTTTCTAATAAATTATATGGTTTTAGAAAGAAATGTGGACTATTTATCATTAGTTTAACACATTCTACCTCTTTTGACCATTCTTCTTCACTGAGACGTCTAAGATCTAGTTCTTTATCTAATATATCATATTTCATTACAAACCAATCTTTAAATAAAGTTATTCTATTAGCAGCCCAATCATGTTCAGTTATTATATAATCATTCAATCCAACAATAGTATGATTATGTTCAAACCATCTAGCATCATGACAATTAAATAAATCATCAAATGTAACTGGACTGTCAAGATCTTTTAAATCAGTGGACCATATATTACATAATTCAGCAACTAATTGTCGTTTTATATGTAGAGAATCTTCATTACCATACTCTTGATACATATTACAATTATCTCTCATTCCACATTCTATATCATTACATTCTGCAATTTTAACTTCTCTATCATTTTCATCATTAGCAATACTTTGATATATATAACAATCTCTTGGTTCATCTGGTATTCCTATAACTCTTTTGAAATCAGATGATTGCTCTGACCACCATTTAGGCATGCCATGAAACCATTGACGGCTGCCATTTAGTGGATTAGTATGACCAACAGTATAATTAGATAGCCATTGAGATATAAAATTATCTATATCTGCTATGTTTAAATTAAGTAATTGAATTGATGTAGCATCACCTTCTAAATCGCCTAAACATACATTCCTATAATTACTATTTTCATTTATAGTTCTATGATTTACATCAAAATTGGCATAATCTATAAAACTATCTCCTACTCCTCCACCTCTACTTATAAATGGATGGCCCTTTCGCACAAGATTATCATGCCCTAAATATATAGCGCCTATATTATAGAATCTTTTACTATAGTCATGTTTTACTGGAGGTTTGGTTGTTAATGCCAAATTAAATCTATCTTCTGGCTTTATAGATACTAAGCCATTTATTAATTTCATAAAATTAATCTGGATTGAAATACCACATCCTTCCATAGGTATAACACCTAACATATCAGCATTATTATTCCATATATGTAAATTTGTTGACGGGTAATACAACGTAATTTCCATTTTTATATCATTATATAGAATATTACTATCTCTATCATATGGAATAATCATAGCAGGCATATATTCACTTTGTTCAGCTATATGATTACAGATATCATCCCATATATTAATCACATCATCAGTATTATCCTGCCATTTGATACCATTAGTTCGTAATTCGCATAATCTCCTATCTAAAGCCTTCATATTTCTTTTAAATTTGTTTCTATACCATTCCATATCACCATTAGTACCCATTCTATTAAAGAACAAACGCATATTATTAGATTTTTCCCATCCTAATAAATATGTCCAATATTCTTTTACCTTATTATAAGTACCAGGTTTCCATCTAAATGTTTTAGTAACTTCTGGTTTAAAGCTACGACGCACATTTCGACGATAATCCCAAGGAGATTCGTTTTCTATATTATTACACATGGTAATTATTTCAGCTTGAGGGCCTATTAATACTTCAGTTGCAAAATCTGTTATAATACTATCATCCATTTCATCTAATGTATAATATTCCACTCGACTATATGGGTTCATTTAAATCCCTCCTATTTATAAAGAAACAGGTACAATATGCTTATTGCCATGCTTTCGCACTAGCGTTAATATCATACCTGTTCTTTAATGTTCTAATTAACTATTATTGATTCAGTCCTTTTCGAATAGCGGTTGAGATCTCTTTAGGAGTACATCCCATTTCTATCATTCCTGCAATCAATTTAACTACAGTTATTCCACCACCAGTCTTATTATTAGCAACAGCTGCAACATAATCACCATCAGCTAATGCTTTGCTATCTGCAACATTCTTACTATTAACAGATATTCTAATATCATCAGGCAGTTCTTTCTCTGCTCTATACTCAGACACTGTAGATGCATGAGTTTCTTCTTCTACAAAACCACTACCAGTAAATACTTTGATAGTGATTGGATCTGTAAGTGGCATTTTCATACCCTCCTCTTGTTTGTTATAACAACTATAAATTTAAAGGGAGTGTACCCTCAACAGTTCCTCCCTTAAGGTCCGTCAGTTAAGAACGTTCTGACCCTTTATTAATACTTTTCATCGGCCTACCTTTACGCTTAGTTCTTTTCTCTAACGATAACATTGCTTTTGTTCTTTCTTTATTCAATATTGCAATAGCATGTGATACTTCTTTAGAGTCATGAGTATTTACCGAGTTCAACAATGTAAGTATATTATTAACAGTTTTACATTGCATAATATTTGTATCAAATTTTAAAAATCGTTCATCTAACATTAGTCCTCCTTCAATTATAAGAGCTAGAACTCCACCAAACTAGCTCTGGTATAGTATTCATAGTACGTAAATATGTGGTTTAATATTATTATTCTTCGTTCATTATGTCTATAACAACCCAGATAACACTAAATATGATATATAATATACCTAAAAATAGGTTTAACCATAGTAATCCAATAAATCCAAAGGCTATGACATAACATATCATGATTATGCTCCAAAATAGAACATTACCATTAAGGTTGAACTTCTTCATCATCATGCTCCTCAATATCCTGTAATTCATTAGGTGTAAAAGTTGCTCCCCATTTTTCAGCTAATTTAGCTAATTGTAACAATGTAACTTTATCAGACATCTCTACCTCCAAACAGTTTCTTTATTGTTTTCATAAATTTATGATATTGATATCTATATACTTCAATCATTGCAAACTGTCTTTCTTCTTCCCATACCTGTTCACTCATCTTTTCCTGCTCGTCAGTACATACATGCAATCCATAATTAAACAGTTTACCACAATAAGTACATTTATTATCATTTATGCTTTTATTAGTATTATCCTCCCTTTCTGTCAATATATATGACAATAATTAAAATTATTATTGATATTATAAATACTGTATCCAACAATGGATCTACCATATCTATTACCTCCAATTCTTTATCAAGGGTCCAAAGACAAGTACCCGAACAATAAAATTCTTAGATCAACTTGTACGAGTGTTAGAATATCTCTAAATGAGACATAATACTTGCCTTTGCCTGTTTACGACCCTATTTTAGGGGATAACCAACAATTAAACAGATATTGATTATCCGTAAGTTGTGTACTTCATTTTAACCTCTATTAATGGCAGTTTTGTTAATCAGACTGCCAACTGATGGCTTTGATTATCTCTAGTTTGCATAGAACCTATGAGTCGGCTCTCATCCATGCCTTTGATAATTTCAATCTCTAATATTTAACAGCCTACTCGACAAGCATATCATGTCCTTTTGCCTCACTACCCATTTCCCTCGGCTGTTAAATTAATTAATGTGTGTAGAGCCCCTATTTGATAGAATTACGAGGCCCATTAGGTCATCACTCCTAACGCCCCAACTATCGCAGCAATTAACTGCCTTGTGGGTTACACACGATGTCTTTCAATACGTACTAGCAGAGCTTGAGGTGCTACTTTCCTTTAGAGTTATTTAATAAATTATTGAGCAGTTGATTAGTTCTTGCATGCCACTTCGTGTGATCATATTGATACCCGCACTATGCAGGAAACCACAACATATATTCATTTGGCTCTCATTCTATGGGAACAGTAAGCTTACTCAGGCTAATTATTTCAAGTCTGCTAATTTTAATTCTTTGTTAATCATTAACATTTATACCTTTATGTTAGGTATAAGTTTATATATATATCTATACATGAACAAGACAATACAGAATAATAAAAGTAACAAGGAGAGAATGGGTTTCTGAATACAAGTCCAGTGCTGCCAAACTCTCCAGGTTAGCATATATTATCTGTTACTATCGTTGATATACATTAGATTACTCGCATTATTAAATACTCTACGAGGAATTTCTTTACCAGCTTCTCTTTGTATCATCCATAATGTATTACGCAACTGATCAAGTTTCTTTCTCTTCCTTTGATCTGAATACGTAGTATGGAATTTTACCGCTCTTGATGCTGTCATTAATAGATCAACACATACATCCCATTCACCCTCTTCTACTAATCTAGATATATCATCGAGAGTGTATACTTTACCATCGTCAGCGCTACCGATACTATCTGTATCAATTGTAAACCTCTGTGCTTCAGGTAATATTGTTCCTTCTGGTCCCATTATAACTACCTCCTATAATTATATTCATAAATAAATACAAATTAATTCAAATCAAAAATAACGTAATCACGATAGTGAAAATCCCTTTGTAAGGGGTGTGGTCACAAGAGAACACCAAGCACTAAAATGCTATAATTTTTAAAACCTTGCATTTAAAGTTAACTTAGTTGTAAATTATCCCTAAAATAAAAGGGGGGGGTTTATATAGATGGCTAAACAACAAAGTAAAAAAAAGCTGACTAATAAACAGATAGAGACACATTTGAATAACCTGTATCATAAGGGTACTCAAGAAAGTTATATAGTAGATACTGTAATGAAAGTTATAACAGATTTTATAGAATTTACTGGAAATACTGATAAATTTCAAACTTTCCTTGAAACCAAGTATAAAAAGAAAGAGGAAGAAAAAAAGGATGAGCCTACTAAGTAATCTATTAAAGGGAGTAAAGGATAACCCAGAACTAATAGAGTTTGCTGCTGGATTGCTACTACCTAAACATCCAGGGGAAGATGTATCTGAACTTGCAAGAACAGGAGATCAAGAAGCAATATCAGAATTAGATCAATATTATGAAACTATATTTAGTCGAGGTAGCTTTTGGGCAGATAAAATACCTCTTGAAAGTATTATACAGACTGACCCCTATTTAATGCTTCATTATTTATCTGGTTCAGGCGAAGATGTCCCACTAGTAAAAAATAAAGAAGTTCTTGATTCCTTTTTAAAAGAAGTTCATGATGAATATGGTAATATAAAGCATGGTTATCATCGACCTACATATGGAGAAGAAGTTTTATCTCACTTAGGAAGGAAGGATTGGAGCACCACATTTAGTACTGGACCTTTAACAGGTGATACTTGGGATGTTACTGATTTTGTTAAAATGCAGATGGGATTTGAAGATGAGTCAGTAGATGTGTTATCTAGAGAACCTGGTGATGTGGACCAGTCAGATTATGTTCGTATGCCTATTGAAGAATATCCACAATGGATATGGCATCAAAGTGAAAATCCAGAATATCCAGCAGAACATGGATGGGAATTTTTGAGATATGATCCTACATTGTTACCCATGATGGAGGACTATTATATAGCAGTAGCACATGCTAATCCGGAACTTCATGATATATATAATAAATTAGGATCGGCATCTACAGTAAGAAGAAGACAGATTGGACCTTCCAAATATGAATATCAAATAGTTGAGCCTTGGGATATATTGGTTGGTCAATCAGAAAAATCACATGGAATGCCAGACGATTGGGAAACAGGAGTAGGTTATACTGGGTCTTATATAACGAGTTCAAGAGGTTTTTCTGATGTTATGGTTGATTTAGCATCTAAGTATTTACCTGATTTTGCTAAAACTGATAAATATAATCAAATAGGATTCCTAATGGATTGGAGTACGGGTACTCCTGAAAATAAGCATGGTTTGAACGCCTATGCTTTGTATTATTTAGATAAATATTCCAAACCTTTTGATATAACGGGCACTAGTATTGTTGAAGATTAATGATTGCATTTTATATTTAATCTTTGCTAAACTATAAAAAAGCCTTGTAAGGAATAACATGAATAAGAAGACATATATATTAACAATTGAGTATGATGCAGATACAGATACAGTAGAGTATGTACAGGAAGAGATTATTAATGGAGATACAAGACCAAGATATCAAGCAAGAATGGAAATCTTAGACTTCTTCGATGATGAGAGTATTGAACTTATTGATAGGTTCTACGAGATAGGAGAAGCATGAAAATTAATTTGGACCTACGGTCCAAGTGTAAAGGAGTAATTTATGGCATCAGCAAAAGAAAGATATTTAGAAAAAGTATTAGAAAGAGCAACTGAAGGATGGGGTGGATTTGCGCCACCTGCAGATTCATTGCCAGAACCATCCCAAAGGATGACAGATATGATATCAGAAGGTATGACTGCGCTTTCAACACCACTAAAAGATAGAAATCCACTCCCAACATTTGCTTTACCTTCCACAATGATGGGACCTTTTGGACAGGACTTGGAAAGATTCTTAAATAAATATCAACATAATGAAGAAAAGATAAAAGAATTAAAAGAAACAATGGGCATACAGAATGGTCAAGTAGATCATATGTCTGTAGAGAATGTAAGTTTACGTAGAAGGAATGCAGTTCTTCAAAAAAAATTACAAAGACTCACTCAAGACATGACTAAAAATAACCCCCTAATGCAAGAGATGTCAGCTATAGGTGAAGAAAGTGTAGATAGTGATTTCTCTATAGAGAGAGCAAAAGAACTTGATGTTTCAAGTAGTAAAGATTACTTTTCTGTAGGAAGTACTCAGAAAGGTAAAGCAAATAAGAATACATTTCCAGTAGTGAGTAGCCCTAATGGCTATAAAGCTGGAGAATAGGAGAAAAAAATGGCAATAACTAACGCACCCCCGGGTGCTAAAGTACCTGATGCATGTGCTCAAAAATTTGCGGTTGGATCAAAAGCATATTTAGAATGCAAAAAAGCTACAGCTGGCGGTACAACCCCTACTCAAGCACCTACAGGTGCTCAAGTTCCCCCAATTAATAAAGGTGGAAGAATACCTAGGGATAGAAAATATTAATATTAAAATCAAGGAGAAATAAATGGCAATTACAGGAGCACCTAAGGGTGCAAAAGCAAAATGTACACAGTTTAAAAAAGGTTCCAATGAATGGAATGCATGTATGGGTAAAACTGGTAGAATGCCAGGTGGCTCAAAGCCAAAACCTAAACCTCAACGAAAAGCAGGAAAAGCAGGGCTTACTTACTAGAAGAGGCAGGTATGTTTAAAGATAAGAAATCGTTAGAGCCTGTGGATGAATGCTCTAAATTGCCTGATATCCAAAAGTCGATATGTAGGCAGAAAAGAGATTCATTAGCACAGGTTGTAACGAAAAAATTACGTGATGTAAAATGAAAAATGGTTTAGATAAGGAAATATCCTCTAAAGCATTACTGGATTATGTAGGTAATTATGTAAAACCTAATGAGGGGTTTTCACCAACAGCGTATTATGACCCAAGCGGTGTAAAGCATATAGGTTATGGACATACTGGTGGGTTTGGAAATTTGTGGAATGTTGATGATGGGTTATCAGATGTAGAAGATTTATTTGGCATTACTGAAAGTCAAGCAACAGTTCTATTGTTGGAAGATCTCGATAAAAATTATGGGGAATTGAAAAGATTTCTAGCTAATAATGCATTATATCATGGTAAGTTCCAAAAATTAGGAGATAAGTCTAAATTAATGCTTTTAGATTATACATTTAATTTAGGCATAGGCAGGGAAGATCCTAACACTGGTAAGAAAACCGGATTAGTTGCTTATCCTAAATTAACTAAAGCAATATTAAATAATGATTGGGTAGAAGTAAGTAAAGAGTATAAAAGAAATTATTCTACACCTCAGGGTAAGGTAAAAGAATTGAAGAAGAGGAATAATGATACTTTTGAATACTTTATATGGCCAGAATTGCAAAATTTAGGTTATACAAGGTAGTGAGATTTTATAAAGTAAATGGGATAGATCACACAGTTTATGATCCCGAGGATAGTATACCAGATCAAATAATACCTATCGGCTGGAGAAATGGATATCCTGGGGATTGGATTAAAGCGGATGATGATTGCATTATTCAAGTTTTAAGACGAGGAAGCATGGTCGTGCCTAAAGGTAAAGTAAAGATCAGAGAATATGTAGGCACGTGCACTGGAACATTTCCAGTATCCTCCAGAGTGAAGATGGATACTTCACGCAGAGTCAATATTTATTCCTTTGGAGGGAATAAGAACTCTGCTGACGTTCTCTTGGATCGGACCAAGCTTAGTAAGCACGAGCAGCTCTTCGTTTTATACATAACTACAGGTATGAATATGCAGCAAGCATATGTTAAAGCTTTTCCAACTAATAATCCACATTATGCGTTACAAAAAGCTGGCCAATTAATTAAAACGGAGAGGGTAAGAACCGCTATGAAAGAAGAATTAAAACCTATATTACTGGAATTAGGTATAGATGAGAAAGATATACTTAAAAATATTAACGATATTGCTCAATCATCTGAGAAGGATGAAACAAGATTAAAAGCTTTATTTAAATTATCAGATATTATGGATCTGGAAGATAAGAATCAAACAACAGTAACACAAGTATCTGGAGCATTATTTCAAGGATTTCAAGAAAAAGAGTTATTAGAGGCTGAAAGGCCTAAGGAGATAGAATAATGGCTACATTAAAAGAATTTGAACAACTAATGAAATTAAAGAATAAACTATTGGTAAAGAAATATACTCCCAGTACTTCACCACATTTACTTAGCTCCAAAGCAAAGGAAATTATGGAAGAGGATCTTAAGAATATAGAAGATGAATATATTGGGGATAAAGAAATTGTGAAACTAATGAAGCTAATTTTATTACCGAAAAATGTATCTGAACCTAAAGGTGGTATACTTGATCAAATATTTGGAAAAAAAGATAAGGATTCAATAAGAATAAATCCTTATACAGATAAGCCATGGAGTATATTAGAGGTAGTAGAAGAACTTTCTGATCAACAGGCTAATAGACAGGAATTTGCGGAATATTATGAGGCAAAGATTAAGTTTCCAAAAGGTCCATTAAAAGGTAAGACGTATGATTTGACAAGCGATATTTCTAAATTATTGAAAGATAAATCTAGAGTGTATAAAGATAAAGTTAATAAAAAGTATAAAGTAGGAGAATAGTGGCTAATATTAATACACAGAATGTAAGTAAAGCAGAAGAAGCACTAATGCTTGCAAAGAATGACCTCATTGCATTCGGAAAGTTATTTTTACCTGATGATTTTATGAGAAGTGAAACTCCATTCTTTCATTATGAAGTAGCGGATGCAGTAGTTGATACTAGTGTTAGACAATTAGCTGTAATCTTACCTAGAGGTCATGGTAAAACAGTATTAACAAAATGTAATATTATGCACGATTTTTGTTTTGGGGTAGATCCTTTATTTTATGGATGGGTAGCCGCATCGTCTAAGATTAGTGTACCAAATTTAGATTATATAAAATATCATTTGGAATATAATGACAAAGTGTTGTATTATTTCGGTAGTTTAAAAGGGAGAAAATGGACAGAAGATGACATCGAACTTAAAAATGGCAGTAAGCTCATTAGTAAATCAAATCTCTCAGGTATTAGAGGTGGAGCTAAGTTACATAAAAGGTACGACCTTATCGTGTTGGACGATTTTGAGGATGAAAATAATACCGTTACGCCAGAGTCTCGTGCTAAAATCTCTAACCTTGTCACGGCTGTTGTTTTCCCTGCTTTGGAACCTGGTACTGGTAGGCTTCGTATTAATGGGACTCCTGTGCATTATGATTCCTTTATTAATAATATACTTATTGGATATAATAAGGCAGAAAGTCAAGGAAATGACTTTAGTTGGAGAGTGATTACATATAAAGCACTTCAAGATAATGGTACACCTTTATGGCCTACATGGTTTGGT